TTTTTCAAAAAAATCTCAGTCCGTCAATCCCGAAAAACAGCGAAGATAAACGCTCTTTCGCAATTTTGATATCTTCATATACAGTGACCTTGCTGACCGAAAATTTTTTTGAAATTTCTGCAATTGTCATTGGCGTCTTTGATATGTAAAGGGCTTTAATAATCTTATAGCGTCTCTTATCTTTTTCCGATAATTTGCTACAATAGATACGGTATACATCAAGCATTTTGTCAATATGCTGTACCATGATAGCGGTTCTTTTGGCCGAAGTTTTGATACTCTCCACTATAACCTTATCATCTTTCATGGTCATGATGTCTTCCAGTACCTCTGTAACCTCCCCTTCCTTGGACTTATAGACGGCATTTTCGTAGCTCGCCTTTAAAGTTCTATAATTTCTAAGGAGCAAATCAGTGTTATGCAAACGACGATCAATCTTCTCCTTCTCGCTTTTTCTCTGTCCTACCATCATTGCATCAGACGCAACCTGTGCTCCGGCAAGAGCAGCCTGCTGAATCATTGCATCAATTTCCTCTTTTGTCAGTGCTACGAATTGTACTTTTTTCTCTGTATCCATGCCATACCTCACACATACTTCTTTCCTGTCGCAGGATCCTCGAAACGAATCCTGTCACAAAGTTTAAATCCAAATCCCCGGGCAAGTCTTTTAACCATCTTTACAAACATATCCGCGTCCGCATCTCTTGGTGTCCAGTCCGATCGGAACACCTGTGTTTTATTCGCGGCGCAAATTGCATCATGAGCAGTCTTGTCCTTACATCCACTGGCATTATAAAGCGTTTTATCCATGCTGTCCCTCCCTCGACCTTTTTAAAAATCCACTTTTATATCCTTCCCATTGCTGATCGGTCATTTCCGGTCCCAACAAATCCCTCACAGTGTCAAGTGCCTGCTTTGTTCCACAGTCAGGACATATTTCTGTTTTCCTATCCTTTCTCGACACTGCTGGTCTGGTGCCGTACTGTTGCCCGCATTCGGGGCATATCTTTCTTATCGCCATTGTCCCCACCTCCCATATCCAAAAAATCCTCAATGTTCATTTGCCCAGGTACTCTGTAGTTTTCCCAGTCAACAGGGTTTCGGTAATAATGTGCAGTCAGGCTGTTCCAACATTCCGGTCCATATCCCCTTTTGATGCTTTCGGGATCCGTCAGTTTCTTTCCGCACTTCTGGCATTTACTGTACATATGGGCTTCCTTTCTTTACTCGTCTGTATATTCATACTCTAATCGAGATATTGGAATTACCTTTTCTTCCGGCACATTGCACATATCCGCAATGCTCTTTTTCTGCATGCTTACATATTCTTCAAGATCGATGTTTTTTGTATCAATATCGACATTCAGCTGCATATAGCCATCATCAAAGTCATACAGCTCTGCGTCTAAAATTTTATAATATGTGCTAATACTACATTTCATTGCTTTTCCTCCTGCTTTTCTTCTTCTATTTTTCCGCACATCAGTTCGACAAGCCATTGTTCCTGTTTCATCAAATACTCATACTTCCACTGAAGCAATGCCTGATCCAGAGCATGATCTGCTATATGAAGCTGCATTTTCACAGAAGAAATCCTCATTCTTGTTTCATCAATCTGTTTCTGGATCCTCGCACAAAGTTCTCCGTACTTGGA